CGCTGCCCGCCAGCATGCTGCGCTTCCGCAAGAAGGTGAACGAGTACCAGCGCGACGGGTACCGGTGTCTCATCAGCAGGAAGTTTGGCAACCAGACGAGCCGCAAGGTGGACCACCGGACGATGCGCCTGATATGGTCTATCGCCGTGCTGCCCAACAAGCCGTTCAACACCAATGTCTGGGAAATGTATAACTCATTCGTCTGCGGTGAGCTGGACGTTTACGACCCAGAGAGCGGCGAGCTTTTCGACCCCTCCGAGTGGACCGACAAGAACGGCGACCCGAGGTCGCTGAGCGAGAGCACCATCACCAACTACCTGAACAGGCCCGACGCCCGCCTGTTCATCGCCAAGCACCAGGACTCCTACACCACCTTCATGCACGAACAGATGCCCCACGTCCACCGCCACGCACCCGAGTTCTCATTCTCGAAGATCTCGTTTGACGACCGCGACCTGCCGCGCAAGCTGAAGGACACCAAGGCGCGCCCGAAGGCATACTACGCCTACGACGTGGCGAGCCAGTGTGTGGTGGGCTATGCCTACAACCGCAACAAGAACGTGGACCTGGTGGCCGACTGCTTCCGCTCCATGTTCCGGCTGATAGAAAGCAAGGGATGGGGATGCCCGGCGCAGGTGGAGGTGGAAAACCACTTGATGAGCCAGTGGAAAGACAATTTTCTGAAGGCTGGCGTGTTGTTCCCCTTCGTCCGCTTCTGCGCCCCGATGAACTCCCAGGAGAAGTATGCCGAGCCCATGAACGGTGCCAAGAAACGCCGTGTGGAGCATAGGAACCACCTCGGCATCGGCAGATTCTATGCAAAGGACAGACACTATCGGACCGAGGCCAAGAAGGTGTTTGACGAGAAGAACGACACCTATGAGGACAAGCAGTACTACACATGGGAAGAACTGATTGCTGACGACATTCGAGACATCAAGGAGTTCAACAATACCCTCCACCCGAACCAGAAGAAATACCCAGGCATGACCCGCTGGCAGGTGCTTGAGGCCAACATGAACCCCTCCCTGCAGCCCATGGACAAATCGGTGTGGGCACGCTTCATCGGCGAGCACACCGAGACCTCCATACGCAGGAACAGCTACTGCAGAGTGGCATATAAAGACTGGTGGCTGAGCAAGACCGAGGTCATCGAACGTCTTGCCCCGAACAACTACAAGGTAGATGCTTACTACCTGACCGACGAGGACGGCAACGTGACGGATGTGTATATCTTCCAGAACGACCGCCTGATCGACAAGCTCGAAGACGTGGGCACGTTCAATACGGCCGATGCCGAACAGACCGACAAGGACAAGGAGATATTCGTGAACCAGCAGAAGAAGATTGCGGCTTTCAACACATACGTGAAGAAGAACGCCATCGCCAGCGTGGGCATATCCAAGGCGGAACACCCGGAGGAGGCTGCGCCACCGCCACCACTTGAGCTTCCGCTGATGGAAAGCGAACAGGGCGCGGAAGTGAGCTATCACCTTCCGGACCCGTTGGAAGACCTTTAGAATGATATTAGAATACAATTAGCAAAGAGATGATAACTACTGAGAACAAGAAGCGAATACTGGAGGCGATAGCCGCCAACCGCACGAACTATCCGAGCGATGCCAAGCACGCAGCCTCCCTGGGCATCAGCACCTCGGTATATAGCGCCATCAAGAACGGACAGACCGACAAGGCGCTGAGCGAGGCCAACTGGATAACCATCGCACGAAGGCTGGGCGTGAACCTCAGAGGAGGCATTGAGTGGAAGCCGGCCCGCACCGCCACCTTCGACTATATCACGAAGCAGCTGGAATTCAGCCAGCAGAGCGGACTGAGCGCGATACTCTGCGACATCCCCAACATAGGCAAGACCTTCACGGCCCGCTACTATGTGCAGGGCCACCGCAACGCCATCTATGTGGATTGCTCGCAGGTGAAGACCAAACTGAAGCTGGTGCGCAAGATAGCCACCGAGTTTGGCGTGGGGGCGAACGGAAGATACAGCGACGTCTATGAGGATCTGGTCTTCTACCTCCGCTCCATCGACACGCCCCTCATCATCCTGGACGAGGCCGGCGACCTGCAGTACGAGGCGTTTCTGGAACTCAAAGCCTTGTGGAACGCCACCGAGAGATGCTGCGCCTGGTATATGATGGGCGCGGACGGACTGAAAGCCAAAATCAACCGTTCCATTGAGTGCAAGAAGGTGGGCTATACCGAGATGCTCAGCCGATACGGCGACCGCTACTCAAAGGTGACGCCAGACGACTGCAAGGAGCGGGAGAAGTTTCTGAAAGACCAGGCGAGCGTGGTGGCCAAGGTGAACGCCCCCAAAGACGCGGACATCGCAGCCCTGGTGCGCAGATCGGGCGGTGGCTTGAGGAGAATATATACCGAGATAGAGAAACTCAAACGGGCGCAGGCATGATGACGAAAATAGAAATGCAAGCGATGGACGCTGTAATCGGCATTCACCGCGAAATGAGAAAAGGCAATGAATCCAACTGGGAGCAGCGTCGGTATGAGATTGCAAAAGATGTCATGTGCGCCATGCTCTCCAATCCTGAACTGGGTGGACGCGGCAAATTTGAAGTTTATTCAGTGGAAATGGCGGATAAACTTATAGCCCAACTGAAAAAAGAGAAGTGATATGGCAAAGCGAGCTTACAGTCCCAAGGACGTTGCGAACATCAAGCACAAGTCGCTGCCACTTGAGGGAGAGTGGAAGGACGTGTTCGGAGAACCGGAAGAGGGCGACACCTGGTTTATCTGCGGGCCGAGCGCCAGCGGCAAAAGTTCCTTCGTGATGCAGTTTGCCAAGATGCTCTGCGGCATAGGCAACGTGTTGTACGTGTCCCTGGAAGAAGGAGTCGGCCTGTCGATGCAGCGACGGTTGGCCCAGTTTAAGATGAGCGACGTGCAGGGCAAGTTTCGCATCATCACCGATGGCGACATCAAGGCACTGGAGGAGCGTCTGGCGAAGCCCAAGAGCGCCAAGTTCATCATCGTGGACAGTTATCAATACGCTTACGAGGCAGGATGGGAATACCTACTGACCAAGGCCCTCCTGAAGCGCTTCCCGCGCAAGACTTTCATCTTTGTCAGCCAGGAGGACAAGGGCAAACCGATGGGCAAGCCTGCCATCAGACTGAAATACGCTGCCGGCGTGAAGGTGAGGACGCAAGGCTTCCGTGCCTACTGCCAAGGCCGCTACTCGGGCAACGTGAGCGAGTACTACACTATCTGGCCAGAGAAGGCCGTGGAGGTTTACAATGACACAGACGCATGAGCAAGCAGCAAAGCAGATCAATACAAGTAACTAAAATAATTAAGAAGATGAAAGAAGTAAAGCAATTAGAGATCAAAGCATGGATTCGCGCAAGACGCGAATGGCTGGAAAAACAGGCCGAACGGCGAAGCAAGGAACTGATGCAGGAAGCCAACGACCTGTTGCAGGTGAGAGAATTTGACGGGCGCCTGTTCGTCTGCTACGATGACATTCCAATCCTTGACACCTGCATGCTGAAAGAGGATTTGACCGTGGCCGTCGAGGCGGCCCGCAAGACCTACATTGACTACCGTAAAAGCAAGGGACAATGGCACAGGAAGTAACCAATTTTGCACGTTTCTACGGCATTCTCAAAAAGAACTATGAGTTTGCCACCTGACTTCGTCACTTTTTCAAAATATGTTTGTAAGTGCTTGATAATCAGTGGTTGCTTTTGTTGCTTAGGGAGACGCGCAAAAAGTCGG